TCCTGCTGCGCGCGAACGCGCAGCGCGTGATTTCGAAGGAACTCACGTTCGGCGGAATGAAGCTGCGCGGGATCATTCCCGAGACGGCGGACTTCGAAAAGGACCAGGCGACGCTCGCGGACGAGGGCCCTGACCTCGGCTCGCTCACGGGCGGCGATGGGCCGGCATTTGGTGGCGCAGCCGTCAACGGCGGCGCCGGCGGCGCAGGGGGCGCGGGCGACGCGCAGGCGGCCGCGGCCGCCGCGCGCGCGAACGTGGGCGCGGGCGTGTAGCCTGCGGCGCGCGATAGAGTCCTGCGATGGCCGTTGACCCGCGTCTCGCGCAGCTAGGTGGCACGGCGAACGAGGCGCTGCTCAACCGCGCCATTCGCCACGCGATCTTCCTCGAGCGATTGAAGGCTGGCGAGTCTCAAAAGGTGATCGCGTTCCTCAACGACTCGGTCTATCCCGAGCTCGTCGCGAAGGTCGAGACGCGGCTCGCGCGAATCGAGGCGCGCGGCTTCGACACTGGCGTGCTGACGACGCAGCGGTGGACTGATCTGCGCGACGCGGTCAAGCAGATCATCGATGAAGGCATGAAGACGATCGCGTCGGACAACAAGGCGAGCCTCGGCGAGATCGCGAAGCACGAGGCCGACTGGCAGGTCAAGGCGATCAACGATGCGACGCCGGTCGATCTGGATCTTGTGACGCCGGCGCCGGAAGTGCTGCGTGCGATCGTGACGCAGAAGCCCGCGCTCGGCGAGTTGGTGAAGAGCTTCTGGAAGGACGAATCGAAGTCGCTCGCGCAGAAGGTCGTCGCGCGCGCGAGCGCGGGCATTGCGCAAGGCGAGACGACGGCGCAGATCGTGCAAGGGATCCGCGGCACACGCGCGCTCGCGTTCACGGATGGGATCTTGGAGACCGGACGGCGGGACGCCGAGGCGATCGTGCGCACGCTGACGAATCACGTCAGTGCGTACGCGCGCGAAGAAACGTACAAGGCCAACGGCGACGTGATCAAAGGGATCCAGTGGGTATCAACGCTGGACACGCGCACGACGCCGATCTGCCAGTCGCTCGACGGCACGGTGTTCCCGGTCGGCGAAGGTCGCCGGCCTCCCGCGCACTGGGGCTGCAGGTCTACGACCGTGCCGGTGATGAAAAGCTGGAAGGAGCTTGGGATCAACCTCAAGGAAGCCCCCGAGGGAACGCGCGCGTCGATGAACGGCCAAGTCCCGAAGTCGATGGACTACGACGGATGGCTGCGGAAGATGGACAAAAACCCGGCGACAAAGCATCTCGTCGACGAGGCGCTCGGGCCCGGGCGCGCGAAGTTGTTTCGCGCCGGATCGTCGGTCAAATCGTTCGTTGATCGGTTCCATCAGCCGCTCACGCTCGACGAGATCTCGAAAAAGGAAGGGCTCGAAGGCTAGGCTACGAGCGTCCCGCGTGGTGCGGGGAGTGCGCCGGCGCACGTCGCCGGTTTTGTGTGTGACAGGAAATCAACAGGCAAACGCAATGGCGATCAAGACCAAGGTGGACACGCTCGACGGCATGGCGCCGCTCGATCCGAAGACGGTTTTCAAGCAGAGCGCGGACGGGAAGTTCGAGCTCGACATCGAGTCGGTCGACGGCCGCGTGCTCGAGGATGTCGTCGGGCTCAAGGCGACGATCTCGAGCGCGAACGCGCTCGCGAACACGCTCAAGGGACAGTTGAAGGCGTACGCGGACGCCGGCGTCACGGATCCGAACGCGGCGAAGGTCGCGCTCGAGAAGGTCAAAGAGATGTCGTCGTGGACGCCGGAGCAGAAGGTCAAGGAACAGATCGAGTCGATCCAGCGGCAGTTGGAAGAGAAGCGCGTCGCGGAAGTCGGCGCGGCCAAGAGCGAGAGCGACGGGTTGCGGAAGAACCTGCACGAGATCCTCTGCATCAGCGCGGCGACGAGCGCGATCGCGGCGGCGAAGCCCAAGGGCGATCCGTCCGTTCTGCTCCCGATGGTGACGGGCAAGATGCGGATCGAGACGAACTCGGCGGGCAAGCCGGTCGCGCGGATGCTCGGCGACGACGGCAACGTCCTCTTGACCCGCAAGGCGGGCTCGCAAGCCGAGATGGAGGTCGACGAGTACGTCCAGATCCTCAAGACGACGCCGAAGATCGCGCCGTACTTCGAGGGCAGCGGGACGAGCGGCGGCGGCACGGGAACCCCGGCTGGCGGTAGCGGCGGGGGCGGCGGTGGCGGCCCCGTTCGCATCAAGCGGTCCGATCGCGCGGCGATTTCGCGGAACGCGGACGCGATCGCAAAGGGCACTGTCGTCGTCGTCGACGACGGCGCGTAGTTGACAGCAGGCTTTCAGCCTGCTCGGATGTTCACGGTTTGAGCGTGCGCAGCGACGCGGCGCTCCGACTCGCGAGGCGGTGATGCTGAGCGGGACGGGGCGCCGAACGGCGGCAGATGTGAGGCGGTGATGCTGAGCGTCGAACTCCGAGAGGCGGTGATGCCGAACGGGGTTGGTGTCTGAAAAAACCAACAGCCTGTTCGTTCCACCGCTCGTCGTCGAAGCACGACGAGGAGCTTCGACGCCATGACGCAAGACCTCTCTCCGATCATCCACAAGACCATCGCCCGCGGATTGACCGTTCTCCGCAAGCGCCTCCAACTCGCCAAGATCGTCGCGCACGACTACCAAGGCGAGGCCGCGCAGAAGAACGAAGTCATCACGGTTCCGCTGCACAAGCCGAAGACGGCGACGGCAGTGACGCCCGCGACCACGCCGCCGACTCCGAGCGACGCGTCGCCCGACTCCGTGTCCATCGCGCTCGATCAGTGGCAGCACACCGACGCGAAGCTGACCGACAAGGACATGATGCAGATCGACGCGAACGAGAACTTCATCCCCGGCGAACTCGACGCCGCGATGAACGGACTCGCCGAGGCGATCAACACGCAACTCTGGACCAACGCGGAGAAGTTCTACGGCTACGTCGGCACGGCCGGCACCACGCCGTTCGCGTCGAACTCCGACATCATCGTCGACGCGCGCAACGTGCTCGGGCAGCAGCGCGCGCCGATGGATCAGCGCGTCGGGATGCTCAACTTCGCGGCGGAAGCGAAGGCGCTCAAGCTCGGCGAACTCAAGAACGTCTATCAGACCGGCAAGACCGACACGATCATCGAGGGCCAACTCGGCCGCTTCTTCGGTGCCGACTGGTACACCGACGACGACGTGAAGACGCACACCGCCGGAACGATCACGACGGGCTTAATCGCGAAGGCGGCGACGGTGGTCGCGGCCGCGCTCAAGACGTTCGTGGCGACGACGGCCGCGTCGACCGGCGCGTGCGCGCTGCTCACCGGCGACGTCATCGCGATCGCCGGTCACACGACCACGTACGTCCTGACCGCGAACGCGACGCAGGCCTCGGCCGCGTCGGACGTGACGCTCGTCTTCGAGCCCGGGCTCGAGGTCGCGCTCGCGGGATCGGAAGCGATCACGGTCAAGGCGACGCACGTGATCAACCTGTTCATGCGCCGCGACGCGATCCAACTCGTGACGCGTGAACTCGCGGGCTCGATGCTCGATCGTCGCTCGGGCGTGATCATGGAATCGATGACCGATCCCGTGACGAACATCACGATCCGCGCCGAAATCATGCGCCAGTACAAGCAGTGGGTCTGGGACTTCGACGTCCTCTGGGGCTCGGCTGTCGTGCGGCGCGCGTACGGGGTCCGCATCGCCGGCTAACGCCGAACGGTCGGCCTCTGTCGAAGGAACTTCCTGTCTTCCTCGACGGCCCGGCGCGTAGCCGCACCTACGCGTCGGGCCTCTCTCCAACCAGTGCGGCGAAGAAGGAGTGCGGCATGCGTCTACTCACGGTCCAAGTTTGGTGGCCGAGCACGGGATTCATGATGAAGGTGAATCTCGAGGACGTCGACGAATGGGTGTCGAAGGGCTGGACGCGCGACGAGCCCGCGAAGCGGATGTCGCGCGAGGTCGCGCCGGATCTCGGCGTCGCGCCTGCGGCGCCTGCGGCGCCTGCGGCGCAAGTCACGCCCGCGTCGAAGCCGCCGAAGTCGAAGTAGCCTGATCTGAGGCGCCGCCAGCAATGACGTCCACGCTGATCGTTGAAGATGGAACGGGTCTGCCGAACGCGGACTCGTTCGCGAGCCTCGCCGATGCGCTCACCTATCACGCGAAGATGGGGAACGCGGGCTGGATCGCGACCGGCGTGACGGACACGACGCGCGACGTCGCGATGCGCCAAGCGACGCGCTACATCCGCGATCGCTGGGCGGGTCGATGGCAGGGGGACGTGATCAACTCGATCCAGTCGCTCCCGTTCCCGCGCTTCGACGTCTACGACGCGAACGGGATCCTCGTTCTGTCGACGTCGGTCCCGAGCGGAATCCAAGAGGCGACGTTCGACCTCGCGCTGCGTGCGCTCGTCGAGGACATCATGCCCGACATCGAAGCGGGCGCCGGCGCGGAGATCGCGAGCGCGGTGACTGTCGGCCCGGTGTCGGTATCGTCGACGCTCGCGTCTGCGTCGTCGA